ATACACAAATTTTTAAAAGGCATTGGCCTTGATATTCCTCTTGCTAATATTACTGGCCTTGCTAATTCCGATCCACAAGCAAAAGCTAATTGGGTTGTTGAAAAATTTGCAGAAGGGTACAACGACTTCTATTTTGCTGATGATCATATAGGCAATGTAAATGCTGTCAAAGACGTGCTTTCCGTGCTAGATGTTAAAAGCAAAGTTCAGCAAGCTAGAATTAAAAATAGCTTGTTGCTTAACAAAAGATTCAATGAAATACTTGAAGAAGAATCTGGCATAGAGTCTTTTAAAGAGTATGAGTCTGTTAAAGCTAAATTAAAAGGCAGAAGCAAAGGTAGGTTTAAGTTCTTTGTTCCACCGTCAGCTGAAGATTTTTTAGGTTTATTGTATACTACATTACCCAAGGGCAAGAAAGGTGAATCAGCAATGGCTTTTTACAAGGAGCATTTGCTAGATCCTTATGGTAAAGCTGTAAGCGGATTAAGAGCAGGTAGAATAACCATTGGTAAAAACTACAGAGCACTTAAAAAAGAACTGGGTATTGTGCCTAGAAAACTTAAAAAAACTTTTAAATACGAAGACGAGAACGGGAACATGAAGGAAAGTCTATTTAGCAAAGAGGATGCTATTAGAGTTTACACTTGGAACGCGCAGGGACTGGATATACCGGGTTTATCTAAAGTAGATTTACCTATACTAGTTAACTATGTAAATGCCAATCCTGATTTAAAAGCTTTTGCAGATAAGTTGCTGGGACTTAATAAAAATACAGAACCTAAGGCGCCTTCAGAAAGCTGGCCAGCGGGTACAATAACATCGGACTTACTTAATACATTAAACACAGACGGAAGAAAGCAGCTGCTAGAAGTATGGCAACAGAACGTTGACGCTATATTTACCAGCACAAACCTTAATAAACTAGAAGCAGCTTATGGTGAATCCTATGTTAGAGCTTTAAAAGATTCTTTAAGAAGAATGCGAACAGGTAGAAATTCTACTCCAACTAATAACACTGTTACTGACGGGATTGTTAGGTGGCTAAACGCCGCTGTTGGAAATATCATGTTCCTAAACAGAAGATCTGCTTTGTTGCAATTAATATCTTTCACTAACTTTATAAATTTTGAAGGTAATAATCTTTATCAGGCAGGTAAAGCGTTTGCTAATCAACCACAATACTGGAAAGATTGGGTATATCTTATGAATTCAGATTACTTAGTAGATAGAAGAGATGGTTTAAAAATAAATGTTAACGAAGCAGATATCGCTACGACTGCAAAAGAAAACGGATTTCAAGGTGTATTAGCAAAGATTTTGCAATTTGGATTTATACCTACAAAAATGGCGGATAGTGCTGCTATTGCAACAGGTGGTGCAACGTTTTACAGAAACAAAGTCAATGCTTTAATTAAAGGTGGAATGAATAAAAACGCTGCAGAAAAACAAGCAATGGCAGAATTTGTAGCAACTGCAGAAGTTTCTCAGCAATCGAGTGATCCAAGTAAGATATCTAAACAACAAGCGGAGCCCATAGGGCGTATCATATTAGCCTTTGCAAACACGCCATCGCAATATGCTAGGATTATAAAAAGAGCTGCCCAGGATCTTAAGAATGGCCGTGGCAATCCTAAAACACATCTGTCTAGAATAGTTTACTATGGCGTTCTTCAAAACGCTATATTTAACTTTCTTCAACAAGCAATGTTTGCCGCTATGATGGGAGATGATGATGATGACGAAACAGAAGAGCTTACAGAAGCTAAAGAAGCTAGCATGACTAAAAAAAGCCTTAAGGTTGCTAACTCTATGATAGATGGTATACTAAGAGGAATCGGTGTTGCTGGAGCTGTTGTTTCTGTGGCAAAAAACCTGGCTATAAAGCTTTACGAAAGAAGTCAAAAAACTAGAAATCAAAACTTAGCAGCAACTATAAAAGATGAGGTAATGAAAATATCTCCTCCAATATCGAGTAAGCTAAGTAAGATGGGTAAAGTTGGTAATTCTTTTGAGTGGGGTAAAAAAGAAATAGAGTTTGACGAAATGTCTTTAAAGCATCCTTATGTTACTGCAGCTACAAATACAGTTGCTGCTGTTACTGGATTACCATTAGACAGAGCCCAGGGAATGGCAATAGACGCAGCTGATATAGCCAGTGACGAAACGGAAACGTGGATGAAACCTTTAATTGCATTAGGTTGGCCTAAGTGGCAGTTAATGTCAGAAGAAGATACTAAAAAGGAAAGGGAAGATAAAAAAGAAAGGTTTAAGGAATTAGAATCTGACAAAGAATTTCAAGAGCTAAATCCTACTAATCAGCGAAGAGCTGTAATAAAAAAGCTAAGCAAAAAAGAGCAGGAAGATATATTATGGAACTCAGGCGTTCTGACTAGAAAGCAAATTAGAAATCTTAAAACCGAAGCTAATAGAGTAGATAAAATTATGGGACTTCAAAATAAAAAGCAATTTGAAAAAGACATGGAAGCTATTAGCAAAGGGGAAGACATAGAAGAAATGCCTAAAACTGAAAGACCTAATAAAAAAAGAAAAGATTCCTTAAAATAAAAACTTTAAAATGACTATAAGCGATTTGAAAATTTATTTATTAAACCTTAGTACGCTTGCAATATCAATGTCGCAAGTAGATATGATTCTTAAGCTTACACTATTGGCTACGAGTATCGGATATACCGTTCATAAATGGTGGTTATTAACTAAAAACAAAAACAAAAACAAAAACAAATGAAAAACTTTATTGAAAGACTACAACACGAATGGAACTCGTTCCTATATTACTTAATGTTTAAAAAGAAAAAGAAATAAAAAAAGCCGACGCAATTAAGTGTCGGCTTTTTGTTTTAATATACTTTTTAACCATCGCAAGCTAAGCAGTCTTCGTCCATTGCTTTTGCGGCAATATCACCGCGCAATACAGATTCTGTCCGTGTATAATATAAAGTTTTAACACCTTTCTTCCACGCTTCAAAGTGAACTTTATTAAGCCATTTAGGTGTTGCCACCGCAGGAAATGCTAAATTTAAACTAACAGATTGATCTATATACTGTTGTCTTAATCCGGCCTGGGCAACGAGTTCCAGCTGATTGATCTCTTTAAATGTTTTAAAAACTTCTTTGGCAGGTATGTCATGATCACCCACGGTAATATTATCCAGCCCGTCAATATTCTGAATTGAACCATAGTCATCCAATATTTTATTCCACGTTTCTTCATTGTTTAAATTATGTTTAGTTAATACTTTAACAAGCGTCGGATTCTTTCTAATAAAAGTACCTTTCGCACTTTGATCCGTAAAAACATTTGCAGCCCACGGCTCAATACCTGGCGAAACATTCCCACTAAGCTTACTATTAGAAACAGTGGGAGCAACAGCACGTAAATGAGTATTACGCATACCAGTTCCAGCACACCACAAAGGCTCGCCGTAAATCTCTGCAAGATCTCTAGATGCCCTCTCACTTTCAATTTTAATTTGCGAAAAAATCTTCCTAGTTTCAAACTGAGATAATAAACCTTCGAAAGGAATACCTTTCTCTTGGAGATATGTATGCCATCCAAGGACTCCCAAGCCCAGTGCTCTCCCTTTCTGCGCAGATCGAACAGCATTCTCGAATCCGCGTAGCCCCTTGGCTCTTTGAATAAATTCCTCCATAACTCCATCAAGAAACATCGTAGCGTCATAGATAAGGTTAGTATCTTTCCATTCTTCATATTTTGCTAAATTTAATGATGATAGGCAGCATACAAAGCTGTGGCTTTCATCGGTGTGTAATGTTATTTCACTGCATATATTAGTCATGTGCACCTTTAATCCGTTATCTTTATATGCTTGTGGATTCGCTTTATTAACGTTTCCTTTAAACATAATATACGGCTCTCCAGTTGCCTTACGTTTTCTAAGTAATTTACTCCATCGAGTTCTCGCTTCTCCATCTCCTTGTTCAAGTTTACGCATAAACTTATCACCAACAATTGCGCACTGATGTAAATTAAGCGACTGTCTGTTAACATCCCCCTTAGGCTCTCGTATTTCCAACCACTCTTCGAAATCGTCATGCTCAATATTAATGTTAACGGAAGCAGCTCCTCTTCTGACAGATCCTTGATTGGTAGCGAGGATTGTGCTATCATAGATTTTGCAAAAAGGTACGACTCCATCTGATGTTCCATTTCCTGTAATTTTAGCGCCAGCGGGTCTGATCATATTAATTCCAATGCCAACTCCACCGCCATGCTTAGCGAGTAACATCATTTCTAAATTCTTTTGACCTATGTCCTGTATGCTATCAGCAACGTCAATACCGAAGCAGCTAATAGGCAGCCCACGATCAGTACCTGTATTAGATAATACTGGCGAGGCGAGGCAAAGCCACCCACTCCAAATGTATTCGAAGAACGTTTGTGCCATCTCCGGCTTATATAATCTACGAGCAACTGTTTTAGCAACCCGTAAGTAAGCTTCTCGTGGCGTTTCTCCGTCGAATAAATATCCCCCGGATATAGTCTTCTTGTACACGTCGTTGTCACCCCACGCAGGGTAATCTTTGTTTTTTTCCCAATTTTCATTCCACATATTTTTTATTTATTTATTTTTATTATTACCAAATATCTTCAAAGTCTTCTCCTTCGCCCGCTTTCGAATAATCAGTCGGCCTAGTTGCAAAAAAGTCAGTGTGAGTAACCCCCCCGGTAAGATGATAAAACCAATCCAAATTACCCGCTGCTTGTTTGTCATACGCAAAATAGTTTCCCAAGTCAACATAACCGAGTTCCACAAGTTTTTCATTTGCTCTTTTTTTAATGAAGTGCTTAAGATCATTTGAAGATATACCCTCTATATCTCCCATCTCAAACATTTTATCTATATACTTTACTTCTAGCTTAACCATTGTTTCGGCAGCAGTTATTATATCTTCTCTACATAAGTTTAGTAATTGATTATCTTCTTCACACATGTGTCGAAATAATCTGCAACCCATTTTACTATGTAACGATTCGTCTCTTACTGACCACTTCATTTGTTGCCCTATCCCTTTAAGTAAATTCCGTAGCTGAAAAGAATACAAGACAGCAAAAGCAGAATACAAACTAACACCTTCCGCAAAGGCGCTAAATACTGCCAGCGACTTCGCAATACCAATAGTAGAATTGCCGCTGTATGCCACCAAGTTATCAAATCTATCTGCCGTAGCAGGCTCGTGTAAAAAGGCTTCATAGTCTTCTAGTTTTAAGGTTTCGTTTAAGTAACTGTAAGCTACTGCATGTATTGTTTCTTGCGATCCAAACATCATAGCCATTTGTTGTATCTCATGCTTTGGAAACCATCCTACAACTTTTTGTGTCCAGTAATCTGACACAGCGCATTCTGTTTGAGCAAAACCCAATAAGATATTACCTACCAAATGTTTTTCTTTATCAGTAAGCTTTTCATTCCAGTCTTTAATATCGCTTTGCATTGATATTTCAGTGTGTAACCAAAAAGCTTGTGCCTGTTTTAGCCAGCCTTCTGTGTAGTATTCTGGATACTCAAAAGGTTTATACGCTATTCTCTCATCAAATAATCCCATTTTTAATATATTTTCATGTTAAATTCATTTTGTTTTTTTACCAACTCTCTCCAAGATATACGACCAGTATTTTCCCAGGACCATTTTACCCATTTGTCTATTCGTCTTTCTCCATAAGCTTTCTTAGCTAAGTATTTATTATATTTATTTTCTTCCATCTAATATAAGTTTTATCATTGCCGCTACATCTGTTTGGTTTTGAGGTTTATACAGTGTTCTCGTTTCGCCGTTGTTTACGCACCATCTTTTAAATAGCTTCCAGCGTAAAGGAAATTGCTCATTAGCTCTTCCTTTGCATTCAATTATATAATCAAATCCTGTAAAGTCTGGAGTATACTTAATGCCTAGTATTTTTTTAGCACCTCGATTTTTAAACTCCCCCTTACCGTTAGATTGTTTTTCAATAGATTCATTAGGAAATGTAAAGCCTTCTAAGGTTTTAAATACTTCATCTTCATACAGTTCAAATAAGCCAGCACTTTTTAATGCTAGATACGTATGCTTCTCAAGACCTGATCGGAATTGGATCCCGTCGGCACTAGCTTTCTTAGCGCGGACAGGACCTTTCTTTTTTGATCTTTTAAAGGGTTTCATTCTTTACAAAGGATCCGTTAATCATATTGCCTTGTCGCTTGTTTATAACATCGTATGCTTCATCAATACATTCTTCTATAGTAAAGCCAGCTAAGTGTGCTAAGTTAGTTAAAACAACAACCATATCGCCAATACCATCTTTTATTTCAGCTTTATCATTATTTAGTAAAGCTTTAGCAACTTCACCAGCTTCTTCCATTAATTTAACGTATTGTGTTTTAACATCGCCTTTGTCAAATATACCACGTTGTTTAGCCCACATTCTTATTGAATCAAAAACGTTTTCGTTAGGAATTTGAGGGGGCGTTGCCGATATATACTTATATTTCGTTTCTGCGGGAGCAACGTTGATAAGCTCGTTTACTTTTAAAATCTTGTAGTCGTTTGATCCACCTGCATCTTCTTGCTTACATATATCAATTAGTTTTTTATTATATATGTAACATCTTTCATTTCTCCATTGAGAAGTATCAACAGCCTTCATAAACTCATCAACATTTTGTTTTGTTACGGTCGCTATGCTTTCGTCTGGAAGTTTTATAGATAATGGCAATCTGCCTATTATCCAGTTTTCTAGCTTAACAACAGGACACGGAAAAGTAACTGTTTGATTTGTTACGTTAGGCTTATCCCCTGCATACGGCTGCTTTTCTCTAGTTACTTGCGAATAACTTTGTCTATCGGTTTCATAACCAAAACTTCGTTGATGATTAAATTCCATTTCAGAAATTACATCTTTATCGTCACTACTAGCTAGTATTTCATATTCACCTGCTTTATAGCCTTGCTGATCAATAACTCTTTTTTGTATGTTACTAGTCACTCCTATTTTTAAGCCTGGAATGTGGTATAAATAATATCTTTTTGCTTTACTCATAATTTAATTGTTTTAAATGCCAACGCTCAAAGGAGCTTTTATAGCTGGCAATGGATTATATTTAATTAGTTCAATATCTTCAGCATCTGGTATGTTAACTCCCTTTAGCACATTATTACAAAGGCCTCTTTCTAATTCAAGTTTAGGTAATCCTCGCTTTGGTCTGCTTAAATATTCTTTAGCTTGCTCTAAATGATTGTTATATAAATGACAGTCTCCAAGCTGTCCTATTAGCTGTCCAGGGATCAAATCAGAGCCTTTGGCTAACATCTCTAAGAGTAAGCCATACATTGTAATATCGTACGGCAGGCCAAGAAAAACATCAGCCGATCTTTGCTGCCACATTAAGTCTATAACGCCATTGTTAACGTAAACTTGAAAGCCGTAATGACATGGGGGTAAAGCCATATCGCTTAGCTCGCCAACATTCCAAGCTGAAACCATCATACGACGACTAGTATGATTATAGTGTATAGCATCGATGAGTTTATATAGCTGATCTATACCATTAAAATCTCGCCATTGCTTTCCATAAACAGGACCTAACGTTTCGTCTGTACGACCTGAGCGTTCATAGTCTGGTCTCCAGTATTTAACACCGTTATCTTCTAGATACTTAAGATCAGTTCGGCCTTGTAATATCCAAAGCAGTTCAGTTCTTGCAGCATTAAAGCTTATCTTCTTTGATGTAAGTATAGGGAATCCCAATGACATATCGTGCCTAATCGTTCTTCCGAAGACAGACTTCGTCCCTGTTCCTGTTCTATCCTTCTTATCAGATCCTCTGTGGAGTATCTCTGACATAAGCTTTTTATATTCATCTTCTATATTAGTCATGTTTTGGTAATACTTTTTTTAGTTTTTCAATATAGTTAGATGCATCTAGTAGTTCTTCTTGTATGTGCTGTAACCACTTATGAACGTCTTGTACATCTTCGTCAAGTGTTACACCATACTTTTCGTATCCTACATCAGATCTACTAACTAATTGATCGACTACGCTTTCAATTACCGGGTCTCTAAATGTTACTTCTTTTGTTTTCATTGATTTGATTTTTTATAATAATACATATAATACTCATACATTTTAATCCACACTTCATTTTTAGCTAATTGGTCAGGAGCATTAATTATTTTACCGTTAAGATCCAATACTAATATCCATCTTGTAGGTGTTCCAGCGCCTACTGCCGAAGGTGATATTTTTATATTGTTATCAATACACCAACGTCTTGCAGCTTCTTCTTCTTCGCTTGGGTTGTGCTTGCCCATCATACTCACTTTAGCTTTAGCCATTCTCCCAAGGCATTTTAATATCATCCGGTTTATTAAGCGGTATATAACAACCACTGTTCTTTTCCCAGGTGAAATGTGTTTCAGCTCCGTTAATACCTAGATTCTGAAACTTACACTTAAGTACTTTTACTTTAACAGTGTTAGCCTCGTAGTCTCTGTGTACTAATAGTCCGTGATAACTAGCATCGTACCATTCTCCTCCTCCTTTAATAGAATACATTGTAGGCTCTTCTATCTCGCCGGTCTTTTGATTCTTATACATTTTAGTAGGGTGAGCAACAACGAATACAAGTACATCGTACTTTTTAGCGAACACTTCAATCTTAGTTAAGTAATCCATAGTATATCTGTTAACATCATCGCTAGCAGCATCTATATCTCTTACTTTGTTAAATGGATCTATAACTAAACACTTAATACCTTTGCGCTTAACAAGCTCTGCACCTTTCTTAAGGACAGCTTCTAAGGAGTATCTTTCCATGTCTATGTGAAAGTAATTTGCATTACAGTGATCAGCTATCTGATTCCACTTGTCCCCTCCGATATCATCTTTAGCAGGCATACCCTCCCAATGCTTACGCATTAATTTGTGAGCGTGTAAAAAGGTTGGTACATTTTCAGGTGAAGCATACGCTGTCTTCCAATTGTAACGTTTGTTATATCCTACAACCATCTGATCCACAAAATCACTCTTTCCGGAAGAAG